GCGAGGCTCTCACAAAAGTTTTTAGGCTTATTATGGAGGTTTTGAGGGCGGCTTTCTATTCCTTCGGCTCAGAAGGCGATTGCTCACGTCCCTTTATTAAATATATACAATGGGCGGCTTTCTATTCCTCGTGTGTGGAGGCGATTGCTCACGTCCCAATTTATTGGGTAATTTTTTGTTGACCTGACTCTCCCCAATTAATTAAGAGTGTCTTCTTTTCTTCCCGTACTAATCGGGCTGTGTCCGTTTATATATTTCCCTCAGGAAATAAACTCACCAAGTAGATCGCGTTACTGATCACTACATTGATTAATACAGAGTCAATCAAACGCTTTTAAAGCTAAGCTTAACTAAGGTCACTCATCTTAACTAAAATCTGAGATTTTCCAAAGTCATCGGCTGTCATTGCTCCATCCAAAAAGATGGTTGTTTGAATTGATCTGCAACTCAATTGTGGTTCACTGAGAGGGATATCGTTAGATTCCTAGAGCAGCTCAAAGTCTATAGCTCTATGCAACCCTTAGAGTTTAAAGGGAATAAATGCACTCTCTTTGATGTATATTATTTTTAATAATAATGATAGAAAAAGATCATTTTATTAAATTAAGGTATTTTAATGATTAGATATAGCTTGATTATAAGCTTGAACAAAAATATCTTCACTAAATCCTGGATTTCTGTTTCTAAAAAGAAATTGATCAGAGAATTTTTTCGTTAAATCTTCTTGAGGTTTTGGATTACCAAATTTCTTTAAAACTGGATGATTCATAATTGTATCAGTGATACTTAGATTGTCAATGTATTTTTCAAAATCTTCAACTTCGTGTTTTTCAATGTTATAATTGTCACATAACCACTCTAAAAAGAATTTAGTATCTTGTGGTTCGTGATTTGATTTGTACAATTTATCTTTGAGCACTAGTGTTTTGTGGAATCTGTTTTTTATGTTTAAGTTTCTTTGTTCAACATTCCACATTTTGCAAAAATCATTCTCTTGTTCAGTAAGAGTTCTGATGGCTAGTTCAGGTTTGTTCATCATCTTTGATGAGATTGGTGTTGGTACTTTTCCATTTTTCATTCTCCAAACACACAATTTTTCGAAAATGGGAAGTCCTTTGGCCCAATTTAAATCAGCTTCTCCTGTAGTGTATAACCATTCTAATGGGTGTAATTCTCCAGCTGACATGTGGGCAAACTTTTTAAAATATCTATCTGGAATTCTGATTACTCTATAAAAAGTTTTTCCGTTTCTTGTAGTTTTAAAACAATTAGTACTACAAAAATCCCCTTGTTCTATTGTTCCTTTTTTCAAGAATTTTATAACTTGTCCCAATCCAACATTTACTCCTTCAAATCTGTTAGTAAAAATTTGTTGGTAAGCAGATATTATTTCTTTTTCTTTCTTAACATAAATATATCTGCGAACATATAAGCTATTGTCGTCTCCAGCTACTTGAATTGCGTAGTCTCTGCTTTCTAATCCGGCTATTTTGGCAACTGTTCTCATGTAGAAAAGCATTCTCATAGTGTTTGCGAAACTGGTGTCCATATCTCCGGTATGAACTGTTCCTTCATGAGTTAGACTGACAAGCTTTTTGGGTTTGGGCATCAGTGGCATTCTGACTTCGTAACTGATTGTTGCTTTATGGTTTAACAAAGCTTCTTTGATTGCCCAAAGGGGGTAAGGGAGATTCATTTTTTCCATTTTCTTTATAACTCCCTTATATATGTAATCATCTACCAATCTCTTGATTTCAATGTGTTGTGTGCTGTCGAAAGCTTTTCCATCTCCATCCAATTTGACAGCATCATCTCCTAGTTTATCAGCAATGTTGGCTAAATCATAGCCTTTATCCAAATATGATTTTCCTGACATGTATCCATCGAATTCAGGCATATTTTTTTGCTATTTTTTCTAGTGCATATATGACTGGCCCTGCTAAAGCTTTTTTCAAGGGTGTCATATTATTTATATTTCTAGTTTTTGAATCGGTAGGTCCTTGAGTTTGATCCTCCGATTTTACGAAGTTGTTGTATGATTCGACGTTTTTCTTTACTTTATCGAAACTTTTAAATATTTCGTTATTTACACTATTAACCTCATTTCTTTGACTAACTGTTATGTGGTTCCACCAAATGTTGAAACTGTATTCGAAGTTTTCAATTAGCTTATCAAAAAGTGGATAAGCTTCTGTTTCCAAAATGCTCTTGAATATTCTTAAAAAATTTTTGTTTGGATATGGAACCATAGCACCTTGTCTTTTGAGTGCTGTGCAACTTGAAAAAGGACAGTTGTGGTAGTTTATTATCGAAATAGGATCTAACAATTGTGGTACTGGAGCTACAATGTATCCAGCTAGTACTTCTTTTTGGCATGTGAGTGGGCATTGTTTTAACATGGTTTTGAATTCTTGCTCCGGCATTGTTGAGAATAGTGGTTTTAACCATTCCCCTTCATTAGTAAAAGAAAATTTGTGCCTGATTGAGTCCACATTGTAGTTGTTTGTTTTATAATAAGCTGGTTGAACACAGCTTTTATAATATTTTTTGTATTTTTCAAGTTCCTTTTTCTCCTCCTTTTTCTGTTGTTGTTTTATTTTTCTTTTTTGAGCATTGGTCAGTCTTTTGTTTTTCTTAACTTTTAAAAGTAATACAAATAGTGTTATTACAGTTGTTGATAATATTATATCCAGAATTATAAATTCATCCCCTGTTGCCTCGATTTTGGCTTCTACAGTGGGTAGAAAATTAAATCTTAAATTATTGTATAATACCTTAAAATAATAAATATATTTATTAACTAAATCAAATTTAGATGCTTTACATTGATTTTGTTTATTTAAAACTTTATTAATATAATTGTCCCAATATTTAGTATAAAACATGATAGCTTCCCTTCCTATTACTGGGGTTGTGTTGCTATCTTTTAATATGTTAAAATAGTTTTTAATTTTATAGTTATCATAATTTAATTTATCTGAGAAAATGTTGTCATATAGCTCTTTTAAATAATTAGTGGTTGTATTTTTAATAGTTTCATATTTATAAACCATCCTATTAGTTGTTTGTTCATAAATTTTTCCCCATATTATTCTTAATTTTTCTAGTTCGATATCGAGCAACTCTTTGGCTTTTTTGTATTCTTCGTCTGCCTTTCTTTGTTTTTCTAACTCAGCTTCTTCCCACTTTTTATAATTTTCCATGGCTTCAGAGTATGCTTTTTCATATTGTCTTTGGTACTCTTCCATTCCTATTTTTATTAGCTCTTTTGCTTGTTCAACGTTCTCATAGGTTTTATTTACCAAATTTTGCATGGTTTGAGGGATTTGTTCTTTCATTTCTAACATTTTGTTAGAAACTGCTAGTATGGTGTCAGTGTAAAGATCTCTCAATTTGGTAAATATTGTGGGTGTCTCATTGTATTCTTCTTTTAAAACATCATTCAGCTTTTTGATGTCTTCATTTTCTTGTTTGATTTGTTGGAAAAATTCTTCACTTGTTTTCTTGATGTTTTCGCAAGTGTGTTCGATGGCTGCGTAAGCAACTAAATCCACTTCCATCTTATTTGTTGCAATGAGATCTTCGTAAACAGGATGAATTGTTTGCACCTTTTCAAAATTCTCTTCTTCTTTCTTAGTGTTTGAAGTTTCCTGTTTTTGTTCCTCTTTTTTGTGCTGAGTATATGTTTCAGTAATATTTTTGAAAGTATTATAACTATTTACTGAATTTTTAATTAAGTTTTCGTACCATGAATAAATATATAGGGAATTATATATAGCAATAGGATTTAAAATAGATAACAAATAGAAAATAGGAACATATTTTTCTAAAAATAAATAATAACCAGTTGTTGACAACATTATTAATAATATCAAAAAGAAATTAATTATAGTGAATTTGAATACGGGTCCTATAATATCTCTTTTGGTTTTTCTCCAAATCCATTCACCTGATAAAAGAGATGTTTCGAATTCTATTGGATTTTCTCCTTTAACCAAAGAATTGTTGACTTGTATGTCTTCTGCACTTGCAATAAACTTGTGGGCTGAGATAGCCAATTGAGCCACTGTTTGCAATATAACTTCAACAACTGCTACTGCTGTTTTAGCATTTTCAGTTTTTTCCATGGCATATTTTAGTAGTGTTTTATACACTGAAGCTGAAAGGTGATCTTTGTTTAAGGCCATGTTTAATAAATATTTATAGTCCTCTGTTTTAATTTTTGTTGAAGCTTGAACCCTACTGAGGAGTGCTACTTCGCCAATTACTCCCTCAGTTACCCAGATATAGTTATCTATTTTAATAAAATTTTTATTATTATACTCTATTTTAACATTATTTGATTCGTACCAAGTTTCTGACAGTTCTACAGTTTCTAAGGTTACACTTGGTTCATAATTTTGAATTATTT